ACATCAGGCAAAGATGTAACCGTTGGAGAAAGTTTCGGTAACGAACTTAGATTGTCCGTTAATTGCACCTACAAACTTTCTCACATACCATGCAAAATCTTTCTGGAATACACCTTCACCAGCAATACAAAATTCCTGACAAAGTGCATTAAGACGAGACTTTGTAGTAGTAGACTGATAACCACCATCGTAAATCGTCATGTCGTTATCTGTCACCGTAGCGATCAGATTGCCGTGAAGATATACAGAAGAAGTGTTAGTTTCCTTGTCAATCGTTACCTCAGTGTTACCAGATTTCCAGTCAATGTTAGACTGAACAGCAGCACACATTTGGGATTCGATCTTACGCATGTTTGGTGAGGTTAGTGAAGTGAATGGGGTTGTCTCCCCCATGCATCTAATATACACGGATCAGGGGGTCATGGGACGACTAGTGGACACCTTGCAGACTGGCACAATAGTTGTTGTAAAGAACCTCTTCTAAATCGTATGCTTGTTGTTCTCTCTCAACCTCGTCAATTATCCCTTGCTCATTCTGCACAACGTGGACAAGTTCGTGGAGTAGGGTTGTTACAAACTCCTTTTGGTTGAGAGTATTACAAACCTGCACGAATTGTTCTTCACCATTAACTTCAGTAAATCCTAGGGCGTTGTCATCTCGTAAGTTAGTGTGAAAAACTTCAACGTCGCTCGCAATCTCGTATCTCGATGTAAAGAACTCAAACACACTGTGAGTAAGATTGAGATGAGGGGATTTACCTGAGACAAATAACATTTTAGTTAATCAGAGTAATGTCGTAAGATGTAAATTTAGGATATTGTTTTTCAACCCATTTTGATAACTTATTATTCTGTGATTTAATCCCTTTTTGTGTCTTTGGTCTGGTGGGCATGTCTTTTAAGAACGATAAATGTCCCTCATCTGTTGTTACTTGAATCTGATATGTTGCTGTTATTGTGTTCATAGTTTGTCAATAGAACGTTGAATAGTTTCGTTTCGTTCTTTGATAATTTGTGTCATGTTGCTATCTAACAACTGTATACAAAGATTAGCACCTAAGATAACAAACAATGCAAGGAAGAAAAGTCTCATTAGAAGTGTGATTCAGAAGTGTCAAGTTTGTCGGACCATTCTGCTATCTTATCATAACATTTTTTGTAGTCAACAAAATCAGGACCAAACTCATCAAGAAAGTGAAAAGAATAGTTGATGCGATTCTCAGGAATGGAAAGATGTTGTTGTAGTTTGGTGTTCATCAGTTCTCCAAAAGATGTGGGTAGTTGTATTCAACTTCTTCAATCAATTCATCAACTGAATACTTATCAAACTCCACACTCATCATATCATAAACAAGTGCCATCAAATCTTTTAGATCCATACTATCAATCATCTCGTTAATATATGCATCCTGAAGTGTGTCACGGTCGATGATTTGATCGTTGGTTTCAGTCATTTTAGTGTGAAGATAAGATTTGATAAGTGACATTTAGCAAGCACATCCCATTGCAGAATTGAACAACTGAGGAATCATAGATTCGTCGGTTACTTGATAACCATAACCATGAGTGCGGGAATCAAACTCATACTGAAAATCTTTCTTGTTGATGTAACGCTTGGATTGCGTTTTACCCATGAAAGTAACAACCTTGAGCATCAAACGATTGTGAATCTCACCCGTGTGAAATTTGACGGGATAGAAGTCAACAACCATGTTACCATCTTTGGAAGTGAGTTGCATTGGTGTGAATCCCTTTGACTCTTATAGAATACATGAAAACAGAGGCAGCACAACCGATAGTGTGCCACTTCGATGACTGTCACCAGATGTTAGTCCATCGCCTATGATTTGCTTTAGAAAGTCTTCCTTCTGCTAACATATTGTCGCAGACTCTACAAAAGACTTGAAATTTTTCCTCTCGGGTGAGAGTATTTGCTCCGTCGCAATCTTTCATCACACGGAGCATTTGTGCTTTTGATTTGATCATGAGTTTCAGTTAAGAATGTGACGATAATCGATGGAATTGATGCACCAACCTGTTGCAGTTGTGATCTCATCAATGAGATCTTCTTCATCACATGCTTCCCAGTAAGCACCAACAACCTCATTATACAATTCTTGACGATCTTCAATCGTCATTTCTTCATATGAACAATCAATATCAAAATCAATGTCAGTTACTTGAAATGTCATTGGTTTGTAGATAGAAAGTTTGCGGAGTTGACGATTAGTGTCAGTAAACATAATCAGAGATACAGGAACGAACCGTAAGCATCACAAATATGGGGATTATCTGCCAGTTGAGTGATCAGATAACGAACACCTTTTGCAGGTGCTTTGTATGATGCAGGTTTGTAACATTCGCCAGAGTTCTTATCAACGAACATCCAACAAGAATTGCCGTTGAGTCTTTCACCTCCACTGACAAGATAAGACCAAACTTTAATATACTTTCGACCCTCTTCAATTTCCAGTTGAGTGTAAACAGACCGACCAGATTCGATCCCATTTACTTTCCACTCATTGTTCAGCACTTCGATGAGTGCTTCAGTCAGGAATTGTGGTTTGGTTTGAGTGATCGTCATGTGCTGTTCCTTTGACTCTTATAGAATACACGAAAACGGAGACCTTACAAGCAGGTGTGTGCCACTATGTCAACTGGCACAAGCAAACCGACTATTGTTAAAGTTTGCTCTAGAAAATTGATACCGATCAACTAACTTGAACATGCCATAATCATTGGACATGACATAACCTTCACCACTACATTGTTGACCATCAATGTATGCTTCTGGTCCATCATTTCGCATACAATACAACATATCATCCTTGATTGACTTGACGAGTGACCACAAATACAAAACATTTACGTCAATATCATTGAAGTTTGCCATGACTTCTTGTGCCATGTCATCAATCTCAATCCCATATTTGATACAGGTGTTAAGTTGCTTCTGAACTTTTGCAGATTGCTTGTCAGTCAAGAACTCACACATTGTTGACATTTGTTTTGCAAATGCGATCACATCTTCAAACTCATAATCATCACTGATAATCCATGCGTCAGGTTTCACAAACTTGCAAGACTCAGTATCATCAAAAGAGAAAGATTCACGGATAACATATGCATCTTTCAATTCACCATCAGTTGCATAGAATGTATGCGGTGCGATGATTACATCCTGTTGAATAACTTCATCAAAAATGTAAGTAATCGTATTGGGGCGAAAAGTATCATCACCACCGAACCCAATAAAATCACCTTGAACAATCCCGTCGAAATCAGGAAGGCAATCAAAGCAATGGTGTAGTATATCAGCAACAAACCCACTATGATTTTTATCAATGTCATCATGCGACTCATTGATCTTGATAAGTTTCTTGTTAAAGACACTTTTTGTTCCTACAAAGAAGTTACCAGTGGAAGGATTTGTGCCCCAAACAATAGCAGGAGCACCATCAATCTTGACGGACAATGCACCATCAGAAAGCATCCAATCAAGGACAGAAAGATCACCCGTCAAGATAGAATCTTCGGGGTGTTGGAGATGTGTGTTTTTCATGCTTTTAATATGACACAAAAAAAGAGGTTTCGCAACCCCCCTTGTGACACTAATCAACCTGGCACATAGAGTGTGCCATACTTACCAAATACTTTCTTGAATCGTTCAAGATCTTTGCCCAGGTAGATAACAGCAGACTGAAATGGTGCAGCACCTTTACCTTCACCGAACTTTAGACGTTTGTTTACAGCAATCCATGGATATTGTGACACTGCTGTCCACCATTTGGTAGAAACATCCAGTTTAATGAGAAGAACCATTTCTGTTGCATTTCCAGATTCATACTGGAGTGCAGCATAAGGAACCCAGGTTTTAGAATCAGAATAAGGATGATTCATAAAAACCTTTCCCATCCATGGATGTGCCAAACCATTGGTTTCTTCAGTATAAAGAACCTTGGCAGGAACGTTCGGATTGTTTATATCATTGCAACAAGGGTCAGTGTCAATCTCTCCATCGAAGAACTTAACAACATCACCAACAAA